AGGCCCGCGAGGATGCCCGCCCCCACCGAGAAGCAGAAAAGGAGCCCGTACCCGATGGCCCAGGCCACGGCCCGGAAGGGCTGGGGCAAGTCGTGGACGGTGCGCGTGCGCTTCGTTTTCACCGCTGCACCTCCCGACCAAAGCGATCCACAAGGGTCAGTTCGTCGCAACAGAGCATCCGCTGGCCGAGCTTCAAGTCACGGATGAGCACCCGCCACTGGCCGTCGATCCACAGGAAGGGGTCACTGCCCAGGGTGAGCAGGTGGGTGCTGTAGTCCGATGCGTGCCAGCGCACCCAATCCTTTGCGCGGAGCTTCGGCGCGGGGCGCTGCAAAGCTTCCAGCCAGCCGGGCTTTGTCAGCCCTTGGGCAAGCAATTGGCCTAGGGCTTCAGCGGTGATGAAAGTGTATTTCTGCCCGCCGACGCTGAACCAGCGCTGCTTTTTCTTCTTGGCCGTGTACTCGCACTCGCACAGCCGATACAGGCCCAGGTCCGCTTCCGGCTGGTTCGGCCATTGCTCGGCAGGGTACACGTCAAACACCCGCGTTTTGCCGCTAAACCGTAGGGAAATTGATCCTGTTTTCTCTCTGTTTTTTGTCATGGTTTCGGGGCAAACCTACTTGCCCCCCTCCTGCTGTTTCTTCCACACCAGCTCGGCATGGATGCGGTTTAGCGCCTGGGCGCAGTGCTGCACCATGAGCATGGCCGCCGCGTCCGCCGCCTCGTGCGGCATGTCCGTGTTGCGCAGGCACACCAGCACGGGGCGCTTCTCCAGGGTGTCCAAAAGGATGGGCGAGTCGAGCTTGCCGCGTGAAGGGATGTAGCGGGTGGAGGGCATGGCTCAATCACCTATGAGGTTGAGAGCCCGTCCAGCGTCGCCCTGGATGATGCCGACATGGTTCTTGAGGCTGGTGATGAGTATCAGCTTCTCGTCGAGCGCGAGGCGTCCACTGTCCAACACCCGCAGAATTTCGAACGCATCATAGAGGTGGCTTTGGGCGTGCGTTAGAATGTCATGGGTCATCGCGGTCAGCATTTCTTGAGTGATCATCGTCTAGCCTCCTGGCTGCTCATCAGGGCCAGGCAACCACGCCCGGCCGACCGCCCCGTGGGGCGGTTTCGCATGGCGCTTAGACCTTGGCGCATCGCGGCCAGAAAAAGTTGTCGAGTTCGCCTGTCTCGCGGTTGATGTGACGCCCGATTCCCAGAACATCGTGCATAAAATCGAAGTCAGAGGCTTTCCGCAGCTTCACCAAATCAAGGCGGCAGGCGTTGTTGTGGGTAGCAATAAGGTCCATGCGCAGGTTAATCTTTTCCCCCGTGGGCACCCCCTGCTGGACGCACAAATCAAAAGCGCGGTCGACAATTTTTGTGATGTTGGTCTCGTCCCTGGTGTTCAGATTCCAGTTGAATTCCATTGCATGTCTCCTTTTGGCTGCTCATCAGGACCGGGCAGCCACGCCCGGCCGACCGCCCCGCAAGACGGTTTCGCAAGGTGGGGCTATCCCAGCAGGGAAAGCTGCACGGCACCGCCCACGTTGACGGTGGTAACGGGCATCCGCTTCAGGATGTTGAAGATATGCCGGTCGGACAGGCGATGCGCGCGCGCCAGGCGCTGCACAGCCTCGTTGCCGCTCATGCTGGTGGTGAGCCGGTCGTATTCCGCGCAAATGGCGGCGTCGCGGGCGTTGCGCAGAGCCTCCGCACAGCGGGGAATATACAGGTCCGTGCCGTGGAAGCGGCGCACCATGGCGTCCGCCGCCTCCACGCCCACCACGTCGGCCAGCACGTTGAAGCGCAGCTCGCCCAGCTTGGTTTCGCGCTTGGGCACCGGGAACGTGGTGCCGCCCAAAGTCTCCACCAGATGCAGGGCCTTTTGCATGCCGATGAGCTGGGCCAGCTCCCGCGCGGTGGCGGGCAGGGTGTCGATTGCCAAAGGCTCTATGGTGTCGGTCTTCACAGCCCCACCTCCTGTGCGGCCTGCCCTACCTGTGCGGCCTCCCGCTTCGCCCGGCGCTGGGCATCCTTGGTCAGTGCGGCCACTATGCCGCGCAGCTGCTCGGGCTTGGCCCATTCCAGCCGCTCCACCTTGTACATGCGCTTGGCCATGCCCTCGGCGTAGGCCCAGGTCCGCCCGGAATCGGCCAGCTGCGCCCCGATCTTGTCCAGCAAGGGCGCGGTGCCCGGCGTGGCGCGAGGCTTAGGCTTTTTGTGGGCCGGGCGCGGGTCGACATCGTTCCAGCCGCGCTTGCGCATGGCGGCCAGCAGCAGCACCAGCTGCTTGTCCGAGAGCTTCCCGGCCGAGCGCTGGCCGGTGAGGGCCTCCAGCATGTCGCGGTAGGTGTCATCGTCCAGGCCCAGGGCCTTGGCGCCGATGTGGACCTTTGCCAACAGGGTGCGGCGGGATTCGGTCTTCATGGATGCTCCGTGTGTTGTGGCTGCTCATCAGGCCGGGGCAACCACGCTCCGGCGACCGCGCCCCACCCCTCCAGAGAGAGGAGCGGGGGCGGTTTCGCAGGAGTTAAACCGCCGCCATATCCAGCGGGATGGCCGTGTAAGCTCCGCTGCCCTGGCGCTCGTAAATACGCACGTAAGACTTGGTGCCCGTGACCTGGATGCTGTCGCCAATGGCCTGCATGGCCTGGAGCCAGCGTTCGTCGGTGATGTTGATTTTGCGCAGGCCGAGGACGCGAGTGGTCGAAATCTTGCCTTCGCGGTCGACCTGGAACGCCTGGTCGATGAGCGCCTGAATTTCGCTGCGGCTGTCCTTGGTCCAATCGCGCAGGCACTCGTCAATCAAGGTTTTCGCTGCCTGCAAACGCTCATCAAAGGTGATGTGCTCGGCCACCTGGCGCGATATCTTGTACTTTCCGTCAAAGGACATAAGGGTCACGTTGCCTTTGTGCCCGCCCACCCTGGCCCCATACTTTTCGCCAGAAAGCTCAACAAACGCGCCTACGTCGGCCATAAGTTCGGCCTTGAGCTTGGCCAGGGCCAGATTCATAGCCTTGACCTTGTCCACCTTCTCGCGGACGAGCGCATCGCGCTCCTTGTCGATTTCCTGCACCTGGGCCAGCGGCACCTGATGCCCTTGGGCGTTCTCCATGTATCCTTCAAGCATGACGTGTCCTCCTTACTGATTCAGCGGTGCGGTTACGGGTTCGGTGATGGGCAGCGTAGCGGCTTCCAGGTTCCGGGCGATGTCCGCGCATTCGTCCAGCACGGCCACCACGCGGCGGGCAAGCTCCCATTGTTCCTCCGGGATTTGGCCCGCCAATTCGCGTAGGCGGTTGACGGAGCTTTCGATCTTGCGGGCTAACATGCGGCCTCCTTTGTGTTGGCTTCGGGGTTGTGGGGGCACGTCCGGCAGGCGCGCCACTGCCGCAGGGCGGCGGGGCTGGAGCTGGGCACTTGGCCGGTGAACCGGCGGCAATGGTCGGGCGTCACGCTCTTGCCCGTGTGCGGGCAACCCACGCGGGCGTAGCGCTCCAGAATCCGAGCGGCCATACGGTCGGTTCTGCCGGGGTATTTTTCGAGCAGCAGCAGGCTAACGGCCGGGCGGGATACGCCCAGCTCCTCCGCGACAATGGTCTTGCTGGAGTCCGCCACGGCCTCGGACAAGAGCGTCAGCCAATCCTTACCCATGGCTGGCCGCCTCCTTGCCCTCGGCCTTCGGCAAGACGTGGATTTCGCCGGTGTTGGCGTCCGTCACGGTGCGCTGGGCCTTGTTCCAAGCCGGGGCGCAGGGGCCGGTGTCGCGCACCAGCAGCCAACGGGCCGGGCCGCCGCGCCGGGGGAGTTCGTGCAGGTATCCGGCAAGCGTTAACGCCCGCAGGTAGCACTCCACGTTGTGCCGGGCTTTGGTCTCGTCTTCCTTGGTGGCCTCCGCATCCAGTACAAGGGGCAGCAGGTCCTCCAGGTCCGCCTTGCGGCGAATGCGCAGCACCCGCCACGCCTTGGCGCGGGTGCTGCTCTTGTAGCGCTCCACACAGCCGCCCTTGGCAGGGCCGGACACTACTTCCGCGCCGCCCGCCAGGGCCTGGGTTCCGGCCTCTGTGATGCCGTTAAGGCCTGCGGACGTGTTCACCAGGCCGCGCGCAGCAAGCCGCTTGCACACGTCGCGCGCGGCGTCGTAGGTCACGCCAAGGGCCTCGGCGATATCCCGCCGGGACTTGGGGCCACGCTGTAGCAACCCCAGCACTTCCAGACCGCGCCAAGCCATTACGCGGCCCTCTTGGCCTTGCCGACCACACGGGGGCGGCGCGCCTGCCAATTGTGGGTAATGCTCATGCCTTCCACGGCGGCCACGTCCACCAGCTCCAGGCCGTTCATCTTGCCCACGCGCTCAACGGTGGCGATGGCGTTCATCACCTCGCGCATGCGGCCGCTGCTCTGCCGGTGGATCTCGGCCACCAGGTCCGGGGCGATGCGCACCTCGGAGAGCTGGTGGCAGGTAAGGGCCACGTCCTCCAGGGTGGCGGGCGTGATCTCCACCACCTGGGCAATACGGCTGGAAATCTGCTGGTGCCGGGCGATGTTGCGCTGTATGGCCTCCATGCCCACAAGGATGACCATGGTTTCGGTGCGGTCGCTGAAGTCGCGTATCTTCTCCAGCACGGCCGCGTGGTTCTTCAGCGTGGCCTCGGCTTCGTCGATGACCAGGGGAATCTGCTGGGTGGCGATGACGGCCAGCATGCGGTTGAACAGCTGTTCGCTGGTGCCGCGCGGGTCCACGGCCAGGGCCTTGGCCAGTTCCACCAGGAAGTAGCGCGGGGTCCAGTCCACGTTGGCGCGGAGGAATACCGCGCTGGTATCCACGGCCCAGCTGGTCAGCATTTCGCTCTTGCCCAGGCCGGGCAGCCCGTACACCAGCATCATGCCAGCCTCGGCCGCTCCCCGGTTCTCCACGGCGGCCACGCCAGCGGCAAACCGCTCGTAATTGCTTGTCCGAACGAATGTTCTTCTCACGTCGTTCCTCCTGTCCTTGGTCAGATGCTCGGGGTTTCTAACGCTGGGAAAAGTTGTGCCGGGGTAAGGGCCAAGCCCTCGTACTCAAAGCGCTCGCGCAGCAGCGCGTATTCCCTGCCCTGGGCGAACTCGGCCAGCCAGGCGCGGTCCGCGTCGGTCCACTGTTCCGTGTGGCGCATGAGCCAGCGGAACTTGTCCGTCGAGAGGTGGAAAATGGGGCGCTTTTCGGTTGTGGGCTTGGGGGCCAGGGCGCGCGCGGCGTCTTCCTCGGCCTCGGCCATGACGGCGCGGATACGCTCCAGGTCGGCGGCGGTTGGGGCGGCGGGCACCGGTTCCTGCTCGGCCTGGTGTCCCGGCTGGATGGTGATGACCTGGCGCGAGGTCAGGGCATCGGCCATGAGGGCCGGGCGGTCCTCGGGTGCCGTGAGGCACGCGCCGGGGGCGATGCGCTGGGCCTTCTGCTCCAGGCGCTTGAGCTGGGCCTGTTGGCGCTTTTCCCGCGCCGCTTCAATGCGGCTGATGGGGAAGTAGTCCATGGCGTTGGCGTCAAGCTCCGCACGGCAAATCTTCTCGCCCGCTTCGGTCCAGACCGAAACATAGGTGGAATCCCACACGTCGTAGCGCAGCTCCACTATGTCGCCGTGGTGCTTGGCCAGTTCCGGCGCGGCATAGTCGTGGTTCCACAGGCGCACCATGCCGTTGGCCACCTTGCGCAAGGTGCCGGGCATGAAAAGATCGTCCACCATGTCGTCGGGTACCTGCATCGGCTCAAACACGCGGCCCAGGCAGTGATTCCAGTATTCGTTGGGGCTCATGTGGCGGCGTTTGCCCGCCTCGTGGTCCTCTATGATGGGCAGGCCCTTGTGCGGGCTGGCGTTGTATTCCTCAACGCGGGCCAGCAGCACCTTCTTGAAGGTCTCAAACGTGGGCATCAGGGCCGAATATCCGTGCTTTTTGTATTGCGCGCGGGTGATCTTGAACACCTTGTGCGCCGCGTCCCCGTCCATATCCGCATGGGTGCAGGTGGCCAGCTGCTTTGCGGCGGGTACGCAAATGGTCTTGACCGCGCGTTCCATGAGGCCCTTGCCCTGCGGGCGGCCGGGGATGGAGTTGGCAATCTCAATGCCCAGGCGCGAAAGCATGCCCACGCCGGGACCGGTCAGCACATGCGCCGTATAGCCGGGTCCGTTGTCGGTGTAGAACATGGCCGGGATTCCGCCGAACAGGCAGGCCATGCGCAGGGCGTCCAGGGTGGCGGCGGCGCTTTCAGCCAGAGCTACCGAGAACCCGACAACACGACGTGTGGCAACGTCCAGAATTAGGACCACCTCCGGCTTGAAAGGCCGCCCGCTATCTGGGTGGGCTATCTCCGCGTCAAAGGTGGTGCCGTCCGCCGTGTACACGTCGCCGGGCAGCAGCTTTTCTGTTTTGCGCTTCATGTGCGGCTTGAGGTGCAACAGCGCGTTGCCCGTCTTGCGCCCGGCCTGCAAATCCGGCTTGGCCACCTTGGCCAGGAAGCGGCGCACGGCGTCTATGGACGGCGCGCGGCTGGGCTGCTCGGCCTGCCAGGCGCGGACGAAGTCGCGGTGGGCCTCGGCCAGGCTGGGATTCTGCGGGCGCTGGTAACAGGAGAGGAAAAGCGGTGCCCAGACGGGCACGGACATGTCCTTTTGCGGGGTGCGCGGCGCAAGCGCCAGCTCGCCACCCTCCGCGTACAGGGCGCACCATTCGTACAGGCGGCGGCGCGAAAGGCCGCGCGCTTCACCCGCGCCATACTTGGCGTTGGCCACGGGGATGAGCTGCGCCAGGCGCTCGCCAAGGCTGCCGGTTTTGGAGGCCTGCACCAGATGGCGGATGGCAGATTCCTTGCCGGTGACGGCGGTCATGCGCTCCACCTCGCGCACAAAGGCCAGCCGGGCCAGCACCGTGGCGCGGCCCTGTTCGTTCAGCTGGGAGAGGTCGGACAGGCGCGCGACAACGGCCTTGCGCGGGTCGGCCGCCATGGCGCTGCACGCCGTGAGGGCGGGCGGGAGTGCCACGCCCTGTTCGGCAAGCTGGGCGGCAATGATGGAATCCACCGTGGCCTTGGGCATGCTTGAGAGCAGCCATTCGCTGCCGCCGCCACGCGCCTTGCGCGGGCGGCCTTGCCAGCTCTCGCGCTTGGCGCGGCTATCAACCGCTTGGCGGGACACACCCAGCAAGCGGGCGATCTCGGCGGTGGAGTGTGCTGCCTGGCTTTCCACGTTAGGCCGCCTTCTCCGTCTGCATATCCAAAGGCAGCGCCAACAGACGCGCGGGGCAACCCAAAGAGACAAGCGTCCGCAACACCCTGCGGTTGTTATTCTCATTGTTCATGGTCCGGCTCACCAGCGAGAGGTCCACCCCGGCTATTTGCGCAACGCGAGTGACGGACTTGTCGTTCCGGAGAAGCCAAGCGCGAATGAGCTTGCGGCTACGTTTACTCTTTACACTCATAGGTCTCCCTCGATTTTCTTCTTCAGGCGTTGCAGGGCGCGGATTTCATCATCCACCTCGGCCCGCTTCAGGAGCAGAGCTTGGCGTTTGTCGATAATCTGCGCCCCCAATGGGCTGGCCATGGCGCGAAGCGGTTCCACCGTAC